AGCAAAAGGTCCAGAATGACACCATGCGTATACAGCTAGACGCACAACGAGAACAAAACGATGTGGTCGCTGATCAGGCCAAGAATCAGGTCGATGTCTTTAACGCTCAAACCAGCAGGATTAAGACGCAGGTAGAGGCTGAGAAGGCTGGTGCCACGATAGATCACACTAACACTAAAGCGTTTGGTGATGAGATAGACAACCAGCGTAAGATGAACGAGATGATGGAAGAGGAAAGGCTAAAGAACGAAATGGCTATGATGTCCGATATTGATCTTATGAGGATTGCAAACGGTGGGTAGTGCACTTGGAGACTTGATTACTAAGGGTGGAGCGTTCCTCGGATTTGATGACGCAAAGCAAGACTCTATCATGCAAGAGGCGGTAGATTTAACTAATATGATATCTCCTCTTATGGGAAATAATCAGCAAATAGAGGTTGTCTACAAGACTAATGACAAGGGCAATCGTATTGCTGAGATTTTAGATACGAATACTGGATTACGAGCAAACGATGAAGTTTTTAATGCGGTCAATCACGCTTTGTTTTCATATGATGCAGGTCAAAACCCTTTAGCCGGTATGGGTGGTCAAATTAAAGAGTTTTATCAAGCTCATTTAGCGCGTCAGGCAGGAGATGATTTTCAATTAGCAGGTCAGCATCAAGATTATTTTAACAATAAGTTTGGTTTGCGGATGGCTAGTCAAGGCCTGACGCGAGAAGAGGCTAAAAACCAGATTATTGATAACCTGCTAAACGTAAACAACGAAGGGCTTCGGTCCAGACTATTACAAGGACTACCTCCAAGACCAAGATATGACTTAGTGCTCAATCCTTCGGATTTGCCAGAGCCTAACTACTTCTTCAGGAAATAAGATGGATAGACAGCAAGCAGCCAAAGAAGAAATGCAAAACCGGCAGTATCTGTACGGTGGACTTAGACCTATTACTGGGCCATTTGTTGGCGAAAGAAGGGAAATACTTAGCCCAGAAATGAATATAAACATGGGCCCTACACTTGGCGGCGGTTACAACATACAGACGATTCCTGCCGAGTATGGTCCCGTAGAGTATGATTCTTCTTACGCACCAGTAAACAGAGGGTTGTCAGCATTAAACGATTTGTTTTTTGGTGATGCCAATGAACAGGCAGCAGTTGTCAATCAAGCAGGAAGTGCACTAAAAAATGTTTTAACAAGTATGCCTGAATACTTTTCTGATCAAGTTACTGCTGTAGCTTCCGGTGGTGAATACTTTGACCCAGACACTAATCAAATAACTCAATTTGATCCAACAATACTATTAGCTGGAGGAAACCCGGCTGCTAGTGGCGGTATTACTTTAGGTTCTGGTATTAAATTTTCTGGCCCTAAAATACAAACCGCTGAAGCTGGGAAAATAATAGAAACACCTCCACGAGATTTTAAAAACGAAAAAGGATACAGCACAAGTCCTTTGATGGGAGCTACTGATTTAGAGTCTAGACCAGAAAATATAGCTGCTGGGTCATATCGAGGTCTTGTTAACAAGTATCAAACTAATCAAGATTATAGAACGCAAGAGCAGGACAGATTGATAGGAGGAAGGTATACGCAGCCTGAAAATTTATTTATGCAATCTGGAACTTATGAGGATTTGCTTGGAAAGCCGTTAGTAATTCTTCCAGCAGACAAAACAATCTATGGAAAAATAGACCGTGTGGCAGGAGTTGATATTGACCCAGTTTTGTCTGAAGGAGGGCCGCAACATTTGGATAGATATGGAAATTGGATGAGTATGAGAGGTGCTGCTAAAACAAAGCAAGCGCATATTAATCGTGTTCGAGAAGAAACACAGCAAGACCCAGTGCTAATGTATACAGCAATGGCTAACGAAGGCTCAAATTTTTCAGTGCCTCCATCAAATATTGCAGTTAACATGATCAAAGCGCAAGGTGATTTAACGCGAGATCAAGCTAATATGCTTGACACTGCAATAGCTAATCTAAATCAAAAAACTCAAGATTTTAAAGGTATACCGCAAAGCTGGGATGGCTATGAATCACCAGAGCAGTTATTAAATTGGTTAACAACAGACTCTCCAACTGCTTCAGCAGGAAACAAAAGAAAAGCATTTATGGGAGATCAAATTTTAAACAAGCCAGCATTCAAAACGGCTGGATTTCCAATACCTAACGACATTTACTCTGTTGTAAATGAGCAAGATATGTTGAATATGAAAAAAGGAATGAGTGGCTCGAGGGCTATGATAGCAACAGACGCAGAGCCATCTGATCTAGTGTTCGATACCACTATGAATAGCTCATACAATACCATTATACCCAGTTCGGGCGGTGTTCTAATTAAAGAACCAATGGTTCCGTATGATGTTATGTATCCTGATCCAATTGCGGCAAGAGCGCAAAAAAATGACGCATATAGGTCATTTCAAACTTCTGGAGGTGCTCAAGATTACCAAATGGCTAATGAACAGTGGCTGGAAGGTCTATATCAGAACTTAAAATCTCGTGGATTAAAATAGACTCATGCTCAGTAAAGCTGCCAGATTCGTAAATTTCCTCTGCTGTAAGTATTCCTTCAAAATCAAGGTGACCAAAACAGTCATAATATTTTTTTATTAAATAGTCCATAATTAATTATAACAAAGTTTATGGAAGTGTAATAGTGGTTCGAGTCCACGGGCGATAATCTATCGGAGTCCAGCAAGGATGCCGCTTCCTCCCAAAAAGTATTGCTTTTTATTAAATTGTGATATATTTACACCATAGCGAACTCCACGCTTTTCTGGAGGTACGGAACCTTACCGTTTATTAAGGGCATTTACATAGGTAAAACGATGGAACCAGACGATACGCTTGATGAGGCTCAAGATATTGAGCTTGAAGAGGTAGAAACTGAAGGTCAGGAGACTGATTCCGAATCATCACCGGATACTGAAGAGGTTCAGGAGAAACAAACCAAACCTGTCTTTGACGAGGTGCAGCAACAAGCTTTCGACAAGGCTATAGCTGAAAAGGTCTACAAACAGCGTAATGCTGAAAAAGAGGCTGATCAGTTAAAGCGTCGAGTTCAGGAGCTTGAGCAGCAGATTCCCAAAGAACAGCGGCCAGCGGTCCCGAAAGAGCCTGATCCCTTTGCGTTAAGCGAAGCGGAGTTCCAACAACAGGCACGATTAAGGGATGAGGCCATAGCTAGACAGGCTGCATATGATGCTCAACAGCGTTTCCATGAACAAGAACGCCAGAGAGTTCATCAAGAGCAGATACAAAAAGAGCAGGAGCTTCTTAACGATAAAGTAGCTACCTACTCCCAGAGAGCCGTTCAATTAGGTATCTCGACAGAGGAACTGCAAGTCGCTGGTAACTCAGTAGCGCAGTTTGGTATGTCAGATGAGGTTATCAACTATATTTTAGAAGATGATCTCGGTCCTGCGATTACCAAGTACCTCAGTCAGAACATTACTGAATTGGATGGTCTCCGGGCGATGTCTCCGACACAGGCGGCAGTTAGGATAGCAACACACGTTCGTGAAAAGGCATCTGCACTTAAACCTAAAGTAAATGCGGCTCCGGACCCGGTGAACGCCCCAGAGAGAGCAGGTAAAGCTCCTTCTGCAAAGGCACCGAAAGGAGCAATCTTTGAATGAATGAGGTGATCCAGAAATGGCTAATAATCTATCCAGTAACATTACCAGACCCTTAGCGAGGGTCTTTCTAAATGCGTTTGAAAGCGCACGAGTATTAACTAAAACTGTCGATACACAGCTTCTTAGTGGTCGATTCAACCCATCTACAGGCTCCAACGTAGACTTTAAACGTCCTCACGACTACAACTCAATCCGAACTGCTGGCGGTGACCTAACGGGTCAAGCTAAGTCGGATATCATTGCAGGTAAGGCAACAGGTACAGTACAGCCTTACTTTACAGTGGCTACCGAGTTTACCAACATCCAAGAAGCATTAGAGCTCGATCAGTTAGAGCAGATCCTTGCACCTATGGCGCGAAGAATTGTTACTGACCTTGAGACTGATCTTGGTGGTTATATGTTGAAGAACGCTTCACTACGC